GGGTACGTCTACGAAAAAATCTTCCGGATGAACGTCCAGGAGCTATGAAATGCGCTCCGAATACGGCTTGCGAACTTGTTTCTCGGTTTTAGACATAGGGCAATACCCATAAGAACCAAGAGAGGAATTACAGTTATGACAAAGTACCCTATAGCCAACAGGATATCCAAGGCGTTTAAGCTTGTTACAGAGATAATATCCCGCCTCGTCTCTTGTTTTGTTCAGTCCTCCTATATGGTCTATTGCAAGAAACTCTATTGGATGCGGTCCGCAAGGCTTTCCGTGATGATCGCAAGAGCAAATTGGCCCTCCATAAGCTTCAATTGCGGCAACCCGTACAAGGATTCTTCTTTGTTTCATATTTTTTACCCATTCCGGATCGGCATACATTTTCTTCATGTATTTTCTTCTGTACGAACGTCTGTGCTCCAAATTCTTTTTATCCCACCTTGTCATGGCGGCCTTCTTGCTGCAAAAACGGGAACAATATCTGGATCGCTTTTGTTTTGGGATAAACGGGTTTTTGCATATCAAGCAGCGGCGAGTTGGCATCGTGAAATGATTATACAGGTTAATAAATTACTGTCAAATCATTTCATGCCAATGGCCTTGGTGGGGGCATCCTGATGGGACAGGTCAAGGATCAGACGATCAGCGATCTCGATGGGGGGCTGACGCCTCAACTGCCGTCCTCGAAGGTCGTGTGGAACACGGGCCGGAATGTTCGCTTCACGCCGGGGTATGTCAGCAAGTCCCTCGGAAAAACGTATCTGTCCACAACGGACGGGGCCCTCCCGGTGCGGGACGCTTTCACGTTCATCGGGACGGACGGCGCGGTGAGGACGATCGTTTGCTGTGACGCCCAGGTGTTCGCCTTCAACGCAGATTTTAGCGCGGCCTCGGATATCACGCCGGCGATCACCCCCACGGGCGGCGCCTCGGACCTATGGCAGTTCGCGCTTGTGTCGGGTCTACCGATCGTGACGAACGGGAAGAACGCCATCTGGAAGTGGGCCGCGTACAACACGATCCTCACGCCCCTTTCGGGCGCGCCGACGTATGCAAAGCGGATCTCGAGCGTCATGCACCGGCTGGTTGCGTCGAACATCAGCGAGGGGGGATTCGTCTACCCTGGGCGCACGCGCTGGTGCGAGCCCGGGAACCCGGAGAATTGGACGATCGGGACGGACGGGAAAGCCGGGTACTTCGATATCATCAACTACAATACGATCGCCTCCGCGCTGGCGAACATCATCGCGCAAGTCACCCACGGCCATCGGATCTTCTACTTCACGGAGCGGGGATTGTGGAGCTCCGATTTCTCCCAGGCGACGAAGCAGTTTCTCCTGATCGACCAGGAAGCGGAGATCATGGGCTCCCGGGCGGCTTGCCGGCTGAAAGGCCATGCCTATTGGATAGGGAAGAAGGATATCCACCGGACTTCCGGGCAGCTCACGGAAGATATCGGCCTCCCGATCCGGGACGAGCTTTTCGATAACGTCAACCCGGACGCCCTCGCCGCGGCCTTCGCCTTCCCGATGCTCTCCACGGGGGAGGTTTGGTTCTGCGTCCCTACGGGCTCGAGCACGGTCCCGGATACCGCTTTCGTCTACAACGAGGAATTGAAGAATTGGACGATCCTCGATGTGAATTTCACCTGTCACGCGGATTCGGACACCACGGCGATCCCGGCCGAAATCGTGGGGAACGCGAACGGCGATCTCCTGCGGCTCGATTACGGCGACAACGATTTCTCGGCCTCGGCATACCAGGCGATCGACGGCCAGATAGAATCCGGGGATATGCACTTTGATCAGCCGAACCGGATGAAGCACGTTGCGGAGATCATACCGGACCTGAAAGAGCAGACCACGGCTTGCGAATTGCTCATACAGGTGGGGGTCCGGAACCGGCTGGCCGACGATATTAAATGGTCGGATCCGATGGCCTTCACGATCGGATCTTCCGAAAAAGCCGATTTTGACGGTTTCAGGAAGGAGGGGAAATTCGTGCGCGTGAGGTTTTACTCGAGCCAGAAAGACACGCCTTGGGCATTGTCGGGGTACACCATAAAATACGAGCTCGGAGGGACAAGATGAACAGCGCCAACGTGATTGGAAGAATCCCGAAATCGGAACCGGACGCAGGGAGAGCACAGCTAATCTTGGGGTTGCTGCCATCCCTGAATCAATTTCTTCTGAACGCGATTTCCCCCGTTATACTTCCGGGGCTTAAAGAGCTGGCAAAAGCGTCGATGGGGGAATTCGAGCCGGGGCAAATCATGTTCGATATCCTCTACGGACAAAAACAGCTCCATATGGGGTATGCCGACCGGACGGGGATCCAGCCGGAACAGTTCCAGGAGACATTCGCCAGGAAGCTGCAGGAGCCGGCGAAGGATTTCGTGGGTTTCTCTATCATCGAGCCACTTCGGAACGCCGGTTTCCATATCTTCGCGGTCTATATCATGCCCGAATTCCGGGACTCGAACATGATGCAGAACGGCCTTGCGTACCTCGAGGCAGAGGCGAAGAAGATGGGATCCCCGTACATTTCTCTGGCGACGAGGCATGACGCATCGGGAGCTTTCGCTCGGGCGGGATACGTCGAAACGACCTCGAATTACAGGAAACAGCTCTCCAAGGAGTAGCCCATGTTCCTGAACGATTCGCACCGAAAGCTTTTCGCTTTCCTCGAGGAAGGACCCGCGAGGCGTGAGCGTTTCGAGGATAGGCTCGAGTGCGAGGGCGGCGGGGGCGGCGGATCGACAGATATGGTCAGCTACACGAACCTTTTGCCGACGTACATCCCCAACATTCAATCGTGGGCGACCGCGTATATCCAATCCGCGATGGACATGGCCGGAAATCCCGGGAACTTCACGGAGTACACCGATCCGACCTATGCGGAGCAGAACGCGAACGAGCTTGCCGGGATCGCGGCGCTTGCCCTCCGCGGGACCTCGGGGGCAACGGTAGAGGCGTACGGGAAGGACTATCTCCGGGACCTGTACGATGGATTGAAGCTCAACACGAATTCCAAGATCGCGGCGTTTTACGCGAAGAAGATCGAGGCGCTTCTCGAGGAATTCGACGATGCCGTTATGCCGATCATCCAGCATCAGCACGTTTTTTCCTTCGGGGGGAGCGACCACAACATCGAGGAAGCGAAAGCGGCGAAACGGATGATGGCGAAGATCAACGAAATCGCCCTGATGTTCTACGAGGACTATATCCAAGAGCGTCAACTCATGCATCAGGGAATGGCCCACGCGACCCCGTACGGGCTCCAATGTATCCGGGACGGGGAGATGTTGCGACAGGCTGGCGCTTATGAGCGGGAGTACGCCCAAGGTGGACTTCAAGACGCTTGGGATCATTACAACGAAGTTCAGCTTCTCCCGATACGGAACCTTGACATTCTCGGGAACGCCGTCAAGTCCATCCTTTCGACGGCGAGGACGGCGACAGTTCAGTACCACAAGCCGTCCACGCTTTCGCAGATCGCGGGGGTTGCGATCGCGGGGTTGAGCTTGGCCTCGATGTTCTCCGGGACCTCGATGAACCCGTACGCGAAGAACGCCGCAGTATCTCAAGCCGGGGTAGACGCGGCAAGCAAGGCATATTCGGGCGGCAACATGGGATTCGATCGTGAAAATCCCGAAATGATCGGACAATAAATGGGAACGAATACCGTCGTAACGGTTCCGTCGTGGGCGCAAGACTATGTAAAGCAGTACGGGCAAATGGCCTACGACCTCTGGAATCAGCCGGCTCTCGTCGCGTACACCGGGGATATTATCGCGGACCAGCCACAGAACGAGGCTGACGGGATCCAGGCACTTGCGATCCGGGGCTCCGGGGGCGATGCGGTGATCTCCAAGGCGACGGCTTTCATCGAGGATGTGATCCAGGGGAACCGGCTCGACGGCACGAAGCAGGAATTCATCGACGCCCTCGCGCTCGTCACGGGGAACTCGACCTCGGATTTCGGCTCGGTGAATTCGAGGATAGGAAAGAAGGCGCGGTACGTCGGAGATCCGGATTCGACCTTCCTTGCGCAGAACCTCGCCGCGGGATATCCGGCCACGTTCAACGCCAGGGTCAGCGCGGCGGTCTACGCCGACAATTACTCGAAGGAGCGGGTGTTCCGCGATCACGCCCTCGCCTACGGGGTGGAGATGGGGAAGCATCCTGTCATCGACGCGGAGACGCTTCGGAAGGCGGGGCTGGCGAACCGGGATTGGCTGCAAAATTCCTACGTCCTTTCCCACAAGCTGTTCATCGAACAGCAGGAAATGGCCGTTGCGAACCTTGAGATTTTCGGGAATATGCTACGTGCGCTAACGGGAAGCCAACAGACAACGACCTCGACCGACCCGAAGGGAAATAAGCTGATGGGGGCGGTCGGAGGGGCGATGACGGGAGCAATGGTTGGAGCGC